CAAGAACTGGCAATGAAAATGTTTGGTGGTTATATGGATTTCCTTTGGAATCCAGTGAGTAAAAAATTAACTTTGGTTCGAAAAATCCCCAATGCAGGACATAACTACGTAAGATTAAGTAAACTGTCAGCCGATGGTCTTACTGCTGGTAGCACTATTACCATAGAAACAGAAGATATTTGGACAGTTAGAGAAGGTGACAGTATTACAATTTCTAACTGCCGTGCCGGCGGATACAACAACACATACAAGATTGACAGCGTTGACAACAACAGAAAAGTGTTCACTATTACTGCCAAGGACGCACTACAATCACAGAACATTGTTACAATTGATCTTAGATCAACCCAAGTGTGGAGTAATATGTCAGATGTACCATCGGAGACTATTCTGATGCGTGTGTACAATACCAAGCCGGACGTTATGTTATTAAACGACTATATGGTTTTTCCTTGGCTACAAGAATATGCTTATAGTTTTGCTAAACGAATTGTAGGCGAGGCACGTGAGAAATTTAGTACTATTGCCGGCCCACAGGGCGGTACAAGTTTAAACGGTGCTAGTTTAAAAACAGAAGCACAGGCTGAGATGGATAAATTAGAGGAAGATCTTAAGACTTATGTCGATGGATCTTTCCCGCTGACCTGGGTCATAGGATAATGAAAATCAAAGAAGTTGTAGTTGAAAACTTTGCTGATGGTCGTCGCCCCGAAGACAAAGGTGACAGCAAGCGTTATGGTGTCCCTACTAAAGCCAGCGTCAGTACATTGCGTAAGGTAGCCAAACAAGGCGGGCGTAAAGGACAGTTAGCACACTGGATGGCTAATATGAAAGCTGGGAGAGCAAAAAAATGAGAGCAAGTGAGTTTATCAACGAATCGGCTGCCTGGCATCGTAAAGCTGGTAAAAACAAAAACGGTGGACTAAACGCTAAAGGCGTTGCTAGTTATCGTAGAGAGCACCCTGGTAGCAAACTGCAAACAGCAGTAACTACTAAACCTAGTAAATTAAAAGCTGGTAGCAAAGATGCTAAACGCCGTAAATCATTTTGTGCTAGAATGGGCGGCGTAGATGGCCCGATGAAAAAGCCCAACGGTGATCCTACACGTAATGCATTAGCATTAAAAAAATGGAATTGTTAATTATATGAAAATTAGAGACATTGTTACAGAAGACGCTAAAGAAGATCCTGGTAGTCAAGCCTCATCGCATAAAATGACCCCTGACCAAGCCAGTTCAATACAAAATGCAACAACATATCCTAGCCAAAATATGAGCACCGGCAGTGCTTATGAAAACTATCGCTTTGGAATAGCACTTGCTGGAGCTCCGGATTACCCTACTAAAGCCGATAATTGGATTGGGGGAGATCCGTTAATTTCTACTTACAGCGAAGAAGAAATGAAAATAGTCAATGCCGCCGCCAAACAAGTAGGCTCTGGCAAAGGGCAAAATTGGTCTGGTAAACGTAGCCAAGAAACAGCAGACGTTAACAAAACCAGCACAGTGGCCAAGCCTAAAAAGAACAAATACGGGGTTTGACATTTCCCGGCAGTGATGTTAAACTTAACATATGACTACTGCTAAAAAACATATCATTGGAGTTTGCGGCTTTATAGGATCTGGCAAAGATACTGTTGCAGACTACCTGGTTAACTTCCACGAGTTTCGTAGAGAAAGTTTTGCCAATACTCTTAAAGACGCTGTCTGTGCAGTATTTGGTTGGTCAAGAGATATGCTCGAGGGCCGAACTAAAGAAAGCAGGGAATGGCGAGAAACCCGCGATGATTGGTGGAGCGAGCGACTAGGCACAAACATAACACCTAGGTGGGTCTTGCAATACTGGGGTACAGATGTATTGCGTAAACATTTCCACGACGATATTTGGATTGCCAGTGTAGAAAACAAAATACGCACCAGTCGAGATAACATTGTAATCAGCGACTGTCGTTTCCCCAATGAGATTGTTGCACTTAAAAATCAGGGCGGGATAGTGGTGCGTATTGTCAGGGGTGCAGAACCCGACTGGATTGCACACGCCGTTAACTATAACGCTGGTCCTGCTAATGTAGGGTGGGCAATTGGGAAATCAATGTTAGCTCGTAACAACGTTCACCCTAGCGAGTATAGTTGGGTAGGATCAGATTTTGATGTTGTGTTGGATAACAACGGTACATTAGATCATTTATATACTCAAATTAAAAATCTGGTACCAGATCCGCAACCTTCCAAGGAAGCCGAGATTTATAAACTTCCTGCTGGCAGTTCAAGCATATCGTTCTAAGGTTGGTCCACGTATTGTTGCGTAGGTTACCATCTAGATAAAACACTCTGAGTTGATCCTCGAGGTGTTTTGCTTTAAAGTTGCATTTCTCACACTGTGGTTTCTTTCGATAGCCACTCTTGAACCAGGCAGGTGGTTGAGGTTTAATCTTGCGCCCTTTGTGAATGCACACAGTACACATACTACGATAATGGGTAACATTTTCTTTAATATAGTTAACTGCCACTGGATGAGCGTTACAAGTCGGGCATAATTTTCGATTAGTCATACCATATTTATGGCTGACCTTTGCAAAGGACCTGCAACTGGTACCTTTTGCTAAGACCAAAATAAATAACTTTAACATTGACCTTAAAGGATTTAATATGCCAGCATTAGTTTCACCAGGCGTAAGCGTTACAGTAATTGACGAAAGCGCCTATCTACCAACAGCAGTTGGTACCATTCCATTTGTATTATTTGCTTCCAGCGAGAACAAAGTAGTTAATAACGTTATCGCTCCAGGAACCAAAAAAACAAATGCCGGTAAAATTTACGGTATCAGTAGCCAACGCGAGTTGGTGGCTACATTTGGTACACCAACCTTCCGTTTGAACGCATCCGGAACTCCAATCCACGCTGACGAATTAAACGAGTATGGCTTACTAGCGGCTTACAGTGCTTTGGGTGCTGGCAACCGTGTTTGGGCTATGCGAGCCGACATTGACTTAGATCAATTGGTAGGAACAACAGTTCGTCCAACTGGATCTCCAGCAAATGGCACAAACTGGTTTGATTATTCTAAGACCAATTTTGGCATCTACGAATATGATGCAGTAAACAACACCTACTCTAACAAGAAACCAATGGTTATCGTTGATAGAGAAGATGCTCCTTATTCAAACCAAGTACCAGTACCAAATGAAACATTGGGTGCAATTGGTAGCTATGCTGTGGTTGCTTATGATTCTAACAACTATGTATTCTACAAAAACAGTTCTAATACTTGGGTTGCTGTAGGAACAGAAGATTGGCAAGAAAGTTTACCAACACACAAAGGTACACTGTCTACAATTAATTTTACTGCTGATGCTCAGTTGCTAGTTAATACTGTTGGCATTAACATCGGCACTGGCACCAATGACCTTGCTGATGTTGTGGGCGATATTAACAGCGCAAACATTACTGGTGTTACAGCAGGACTTGAAAACGGTTACTTAACGTTCTACGTTACTAAATCTGCTACCAGCAACGGCAATGACGCTGACGGAATCTTAAGTTTAGCTGACGGATCGGGTGATGCACTATCTGGACTAGGTTTAGTTGGCGGAATGCACTATCCTCCAACATTGTACTACGGTAGTTTTAATCAAAACCCAGCCTGGAGTCACTATGATGCGATTCCTCGTCCAAGTGGTTCTATTTGGTTGAAGACATCTAGCCAAGGACAAGGCGCTAGCTTTGCACTAAAGCGTTATAACAGCACAACTCAAGCCTGGGTTACTGTAGCGGCTCCTTTGTATGCTGATGCATACGATGCTCTATATAGTCTAGACAAAGCAGGTGGTGGCGAAAACATTGCCGCCAGCAGTGTGTTTGTCAAGTACAACACAAATAATGATGGAAAATTAAGTTTTAAATTCTATCAACTTAAAGCTGGCGGTCCAACAACGGTTACTGGTGCACCAGCTGGTACATTTACATCTGGTGATTCATTCAGTATGTTGGTTACTGAGCCTGGTACTGATATGCCAACAACATATAATTTGTATGTTGACGGAATTAACGGTGCATCTTTTGTTTCCGCTGTATTGGCTGCCAACATTCCAAATGTTACAGCTAAACTAAATCCAGCTGGCAGTATCACCCTAACACACAAAACTGGTGGAGTTATTAGTTTAGTAAACACCAGCATTGGAACAAACCCTGTGACCACAGCTGGTTTCACTACCAGCACAGACGGTGTAGTTCCAAATATTGTAGAAGGTAGTATTAACCTAACAAACTGGAAACTGTCTCGTTACACTTTCAGTGATTCTACACCAAGCACTAACCCAGAAGACGGTACCCTATGGTACTACAGCGATCCTACTGCAATTGATATTATGATTGCTGACACAGATGGCTGGAAGGGTTATAAGAACGTAGGCGTTGATGCTCGTGGATACAACTTACAATTAACAGACCCACGTGGTGTTATTGTTAGTGCCGGCGAGCCAATGACACAAAGCGACAATACTGATTTAGTTGCTGGTGACTTATGGTTAGACAGCAGTGATTTAGAGAACTATCCTAAGTTGTATCGTTTCACTGCTACTGGCAAGTGGCAATTAATTGACAATACCGACAGCGTAAGCCAAAATGGTATTATATTTGCTGATGCACGTTGGGCAGACAGCGATACAGTAGATCCAATCAGCGATGCGTACCCAAGTGTAGTAGCTATGCAAACCAGCGATTATCTAGACTTAGATGCTCCTGATTATCGTTTATTCCCACGTGGAACATTGATGTTTAACACACGCCGTGGTGGATACAACGTTAAGAAATTTGTAAGCAATTACTTCAACGCACAGGCTTACCCAAATCAAGTATTACCAAATGCTAGAGATGCTTGGGTAACAGACAGCGGTAACAAAGAAGACGGTACACCATACGCTGGACACCACGCACAACGTGCCTTGGTTGTTAAAGCAATGAAGGCCGGATTAGACGGAAGTTTAGACATCCGCGAAGAAGGCTACAACTTTACATTGTTGGCCTGCCCTGGTTATCCAGAGTTGATTGTAAATCTAATTGGATTGAACAACGACCGCAGTCAAACTGGTTTCATCATTGGCGATATGCCAATGACATTGCCAGCTACAATTAACAGCATTACTGAATACAGCAATCAAGTAGCTATCAATCGCGACCCATACGTTGCGTTATACTACCCTACAGCATTAACTAACGACCTAAGTGGTAACGAAGTTGCTGTTCCTGCTAGCCACATTATGTTGCGTACATTCTTGCGTAACGACAATGTTGCATATCCTTGGTTTGCACCAGCTGGTACTAGACGCGGTCTGGTAGACAATGCCAGTGCAATTGGTTATGTTGATGCTAACAGCGGATTGTTTGTTAAGACAGGTATTAACCACGCATTGCGCGATGCTATGTACGAACAAAATGTAAACCCAATTACATTGTTGTATGGTACAGGATTGGTTGTGTATGGTCAGAAGACACGTAGTGCAGTGAGCAGTTCGTTGGATCGTGTCAACGTAGCAAGACTTGTAAACTACATTCGTGCAGTATTACAACCAATTGCTAACCAGTTCTTGTTTGAACCAAACGATAAGATCACTCGTGATCAAGTTAAGCAAACAATTGAGAGTGTGTTCAATGATTTGATTGTTAAGCGCGGTATCTATGACTACCTAGTAGTTTGCGACACCAGCAATAACACTGGCGATCGTATTGCCAGAAACGAATTGTACGTTGATATTGCTATCGAGCCAATGAAGGCTGTAGAGTTTATCTACATCCCAATTCGCTTAAAGAATCCTGGTACAATTAAAGGCGGAACAGCATAATATAGGTACTTATTGAAGTGGCACAGCCACTTCAATACCATACCAAATTTAGGTAAATAAGAGTAACAGGAGAAACATATATGGCAGTCGCATCATTGACAAGATTTACAGTACCGCTAGCTAGCGATCAAAGCGCCAGCAGCCAAGGTCTGTTGATGCCAAAATTACCATTTAGATATCGCGTTAGTTTCGAAGGGTTTGGCGTAAGCAGTAACCGTGTAGAATTAACCAAACAAATGGTGACATTTTCAAGACCAACAGTAACATTCGAAGACATTGTTATCCCAGTGTATAACAGTCAGGTTAAATTGGCAGGCAAACCAAGTTGGGGAGAAGTTACAGCAGTTATCCGTGATGATGCCCCAGGCAACGTTACCAAGTTAGTTGGCGAACAGATCCAGAAACAATTTGACTTTATGGAACAAAGCTCAGCAAGCTCGGGCAGTGATTATAAGTTTATCACTCGTTGCGAAATGCTTGACGGCGGAAATGGCGTTAATGAGCCATCTGTACTTGAAACGTGGGAACTTTATGGTTGCTATGTTAAGAGTGCCGCCTATGGTGAATTAAGTTACTCAGAAAATAATCCAATGCAAATTTCATTGACATTGTTATTTGATAACGCAGTTCAAACCCCTGGTGGAACGGGTATCGGTACATTCATTGGACGTACCATTGGACAAAATATTACCCAGTAACATTTTTGTTACACTTACAAACCCGGCTTATGCCGGGTTTTTTTATGCATAAATATTACATATGGCAGATATATTCTCAGACGTCTTAAAAATTGCCGGTGGTATTTTAAACCAAGCTGTCACTGGCGACAACCTAGCTGATCGTAAACACGCTAGTAAATTATTTGTGGCTGATAATTTCAGACTTGTTCCAAAGTTTGGATTTCTTTATCACGTTTTCATTGATTTGAATACACAGGTAGTTAAACCAGATCCTCAAAATCCAGATCCAGCAAGATTTCACGAACTTGGTATGCTGGCAAAAAGTGTTGGGCTACCAACATTTAGTTTGGACGTAAAAAAGTTAAATGCTTATAATCGTCCAAATTTGGTTCAAGGTAAGATAACCTATAATCCAATTAACATTTCGTTTCACGATGACAGCTCTAATGTAGTTAGAAACTTTTGGTATGACTATTACAACTACCATTACAGAGATGCTGATTACCCTGAAGCAATGTACCAAATCAAACACAAGTACCAGGCTGAGCGTCCTACTAGTAAGTGGGGATATAGCCCAAGAAATCCTTACGCCCCACAGTATATTAACAGCATAAGAATTTACAGTCTGACAAGAAAACATTTCAGCGAGTATGTTCTAATCAACCCTGTCATTAAAAGTTTTAATCACGGCGAACACCAAGCTGGTTCCAATGACACAATGACACACACTATGTCTGTTGAATTTGAAACAGTGTTATATTATTATGGTAAAGTGGGCCCTAATCTAGTTAAAGGTTTTGCTGATCTACATTACGACAAAACACCAAGCCCATTGACTGTTGCTGGAGGTGGCACCCGTAGCGTATTAGGCGAGGGCGGTGTACTTGAACAAACTGATGATATACTACACGACCTTGCCACTGGCAATTTTGGTGCGGCGGCATTTAAAGCA